TGATCCAGGTGCAGGTAAAATCGCTTTTAATAATGGTACACTATCAAGTGTTTCAATTTTATATGTAGATGATGCAGATGATGCTAGTGCAGATATATCTTCATTTGTACAATCTTGGGATGATATATCTAATGAAGAAGCAAGAGGAATTGTAACTGTAACTAAAGAAGGCACACCATCTACTTATGCAACATTTAAAGTATCTGGTGCAGTAACAGATGCCTCAGGTTATACTAAAGTTCCAGTAACTCATGTAGTGAGTGCAGGATCATTTTCAAATTTAGATGGTGTTGGAGTTCATTTTAATTATTCTGGAGCAGATGGTTCTGGTAATGTTTCTACAGATGGAACACAAACCTTAACTAATAAAACTTTAACATCACCTAAAATAGGCACATCTATTTTAGATACAAATGGAAATGAATTATTTAAACTAACTGCTACTAGCTCTGCTGTAAATGAAATTACTTATAATAATGCAGCTACTGGAAACAAACCAACTTTTACTGCTTCTGGTGATGACACTAATATAGGTGTATCAATACAACCAAAAGGAAGCGGACAAGTTACAATAGATAATTTAACTTTTCCAGCAGCAGATGGATCAGCAGATCAATTTTTAAAAACAGATGGTTCTGGTAATTTAAGTTTCTCGGCAGTAAGTGGTGGAACTGATTGGCAATCATCAGTAAAAACTGCAAACTTTACAGCTGCCGCAGGAGAGGGTTATTTTGTAAATACATCTGGTGGTGCTTTTGAAATTGATTTACCAGGTTCTCCAAGTGTAGGAGATGAATTAGAATTTGTAGATTTTTCAAGATCATTTGCAACAAACAATCTTACATTAGATCAAGGTTCAAATAAATTTCAAGGTTTTACATCTCCAAAGCCTGTTTATGATGTAAATGGTCAAAGCATAAAAATAGTTTATTCAGGTTCAACACAAGGGTGGATTCCTGTAAGAGATGATGATGTTACAAACGAAGTTCCACAAACTTATGATGCAGAATATTTGTGTGTTGCTGGTGGTGCTTCTGGTGGTAGTGGAAATGGCGGTGGCGGTGGAGCAGGTGGTTTATTAAGTAATTTTGGTGGAACTGCTATTGCATTAAGTCCTGGTTCAACTTATACAGTTACAGTAGGCGGTGGTGGTTCAGCTACACCTTTTCCTCCTAAATCTAATGGAAATGCTGGTTCAGATAGTAGTTTATCAGGGTCAGGAATAACAACTATTACTGCAACTGGTGGCGGTAGAGGTGCTGGAAATCTTGGTTCTTCTAATGCTGGAGGCGATGGTGGCTCAGGCGGAGGAGGAGGTAATACTGGTGCTGGTGGGTCAGGTACTTCTCCACAAGGTAATGATGGTGGAACTGCGGTACCAACTTCTGCTGGTGGAGGCGGTGGTGCTGGTGGTGCTGGTGCTAATGGCTCAAGTCCAAGCGGTGGAGGAAATGGAGGTTCTTCAGCAAATAATTCTATTACAGGAAGTTCAGTAGCTTACGCTGGTGGTGGCGGAGGTGGTACTCAAGACACTTCAGGTGGTACTGGTGGTGGTGGCGGTGCTTCTAATGGAGAAAAAAATCCTAGTAGTTCAAGTAATGCTACTGCAAATACAGGCTCAGGAACTGGTGGAACAAACGATGCGGCAACTGGTGCTGGTGGAAGTGGTGTAGTTATTTTAAGAGTTTTAACTTCAGATTACACTGGTACAACATCAGGAAGTCCAACTGTTACAACAGATGGATCAGATACAGTTATAAAATTTACAGGGAGTGGGAGTTATACAGCATAATGGCACATTTTGCAAAATTAGGAATTGGAAACAAAGTTTTAAAAGTTGAAGTAGTACATAATGATGTTGCAACAACTGAACAAGCTGGTGTAGATTTTTTAAATAATTTATATGGAACTAATGATATTTGGAAACAAACTTCTTACAATACTCTTGGTGGAGTTCATCTATTAGGTGGAACTCCATTTAGAAAAAATTATGCTACAATAGGTGGAAAATATGATGCACAAAGAGACGCCTTTGTAGACCCTAAACCTTTTCCAAGCTGGATTCTTAATGAAACAACTTGTATATGGGAGGCACCAGTTGAAAAACCAGATGATGGCGAAAGGTATGAATGGAATGAAGAAACACAACAGTGGGAATCAGAAACATAAAATAGTGGTGTGAATCTAAAAAATTATATACTTCGTTTAGATAGTTATATCCCTTTAAATATTTGTAAAAAAACAATTAATGAATTATCTTATTTTGACTGGGAAAGACATAAATGGTCAAATTCAAAAGATTTTAAACTTGCATCTCATTATGGAAATAAAGAACTTGATGTTTGTGGTGCGTATAACATAACTTTTTCAAATGAACTTCATAATTTAACTTGGAAAGCAATAGAAAAATATATTCTTATAGATAAAGTTGGAGGAGACAATCTTGTAGGTTGGAATGGTTTTAGTCCAATAAGATTTAACAGATATAATAAAAATCAAATTATGTCTAAACATGTGGATCATATTCATTCCTTGTTTACAGGAGATAAAAGAGGCATACCAATTTTAAGTATTGTTTGTGTTTTAAATGAGGATTATGAAGGTGGTGAATTTATTATGTTTGATGATTTTGAAATTAAATTTAAAAGTGGAGATTTAATTATATTTCCATCTGTATTTTTATATCCACATTTAGTTAAACCAATAAAAAAAGGAACAAGATATTCTTTTGTATCTTGGTGTTATTAATGAAAGAGCCTATAATACAAAATTTATTTCCAACACCAGTTTATATGACAAATATGGATAGACCATTTACAAAACAAGAATTAAATTTTGTAGAAAATGAAAAAAAACACACAACCAAAAATGATGGCAACACAAGTAGTATTGATAATTATATATTAAATAGAAAAGAGTTAAAAAATATAAAAAAAATTATTGATAATGCTTGTGAGGATTATTTACAAAAAATAATTTGTCCAAAACAAAATCTTAAACTTTATGTAACTCAATCTTGGTTAAATTACACAGAACCACAACAATTTCATCATAAACATGAACATCCTAACTCAGTTATATCTGGAGTTTTGTATTTTGATTCAGATAAAAATAACGATACAATAAAATTCTTTCATCATAGAGTTTATCAACAGATTTTTGCAGACGTTGAAGAAAATAAATTTAATTTATGGAACTCTACTTCATGGTGGTTTCCTGTTGAAACAGGACAATTAATAATGTTTCCATCATCAACAACTCATCAAGTAGATACTAAAAAAGGAAATAATACAAGAATTAGTTTAGCTTTTAATACTTTTTATAAAGGTACAATAGGTTTAAATAGTAGTTTAACTGAATTGATTTTATAATGCTTAAATGTTATAAAATCATCTGCAAGTGGGTATTCACCACACCACATACTCACTTGCTTAACTGTAATTAAATATTATGAAATTTATTTTAATATTATATATGTGTAGTTTGACCACAGGTAAATGTCCAAACAATACAGTATCAGGTTATCAATTTAATTCACATTACGATTGCATTAATGCAGGTTATGCTATTGCTCAAAAAACTTATAGAAACTTAAAAGAATTAGAAGATTGGGATAAACCTGATTTTGAAAAAGAAAAAATTGTAGTTAAGTTTGAATGTAAGGAGATTAAAGTTAATGCCTAG